TAGTATTTTTTTAACCATAAGGTTATTTATGCTAGTTTGTATTTCTCGTCATGAGCTTTACCAGTGCCATAATCACCGTCGTACATACGAATTGTCTCTGCATCAAAAGTAAGATACTGACCAATGCGTGTACCGGGTCGGATCTTCATCATACCGCCGTTAACGTGCATTACCCCAGCCATAACCCCCTGATAACCAGAGTCATACAAACCAGATGTGAGGAATACACCATTACGGTTCAGAGTAGACCGAGTGATAACCCAACCAGCCTCGCCCTCAGCAACTTCAATCTCATTCTCCATAATCACTTCATAGCAACCTGGTTCGAGGTGAAAATATCCATCACTCTTAACGTCAATTGGAACGCTGCCGCGATGTACCTTCTGAGTTTCATCAATAATAAACTCGCGGGTCTTAATCTGAAAGATTTTGCCTAACCGAAGATCTACAGCGTTAGGCTGAATATCTTGAGGCTGGACGGCCGATAGGTTAGATTTACTTGACTGACTTGCAATATGCTTCATAGTGATTCCTTAATCTTTTGTATCATGGTGTGAACTTTATCGTGTAGATCGGGTAATGATCCATCATTACACAGGTGGTAGTCAACAAGATGGTCATCAAAACCCCGCTCAGTAATGTGGCCATCGTACTCATGGTCAGGTCGACTGACCTTAACAATAATAGCGTTGTGTTTACGCAACATTGTGTATTCGTTGTCAAACCGCATATCTGTAACTAAGAACAACTTCTTGTTCAGTCCCAATGCAGGTGTGTTAAACTCATTTTCAATATACTTGTTGAATTGATTGGGATCATAGTTGCGCATCATCATACCAATCTCGCGAACAAGATGACGGCCTTCCATTTCTTGTCCCATGTATTGTACAGTCGTCCTTTTAAACTGATCGTATGCAAGAATATCCCTCAGTCCAAATAAGAACTGAATTTGTTTCTTGATAGGATCAGCAAAGGCAATTTGCTGCACATCATACCAGTCGTGGGCATACTGCCGCCGAATTATATCAGCAACAGTATCCTTACCACAACCCTTCGCGCCTGTGAATGCAATTACGGTCATTTTTTCCAGATCATTGAGTTGATGTATTCGATATTCCAGAACACATCTGAGTGACTATGGTCATCATTATACGCGAAGTCCACTTCTTTTTCAAACTTACCATACCGTAGTCCTGTGGGAGAGTGGTCGAAGCGAAGACCATTCATACCTGCCCACACAGCCGCACTTGAGTCCCAACTAAAGATATACGGAGCATACTGACTCAACAGTTCAATTTCCCTCGGACCATCTACCATGCCCAAGCAATGGAATCGCTTGATAGCTTTATTGTTTAGCAAATTGCGGCGTTCAAGCTCTTTGAATACCTTCCAACGAGACAGAAAGCGCTGCAACTTATATGCATCATCACGTGCCGCATCTTTGAACGTACCTTCGTGAACTCCACACGCAATAGGAGCGCCCAAGATTGATATACCAATTAGATCAATGTCTTCGTTATTCAAAGCCCACTCGTATGCATTGATATAGTCTAGCATGTCACCGAACTCAGACTGAGGAACAAAGAATGTATCAAACCCAGCTGCCTTGAACTTAGGTGCAAGATCCTGTGCTGCCTGAATAGTCTTTAATGCAGACTCCTTAGGATAGTCAGACAACACGATACAATCAGCACCACATGCCTTACCCATCTCAATTAACTTACTAGACTCATACATTGGACGCCCGAGTTTAAACATCTCGAATGCACTGTTATCCATAATCTTATAGCGGCCATCTTTTAGACCAGCATAGTATGCACAGTACTCTGGATCTTCCTCGACAAGGTGAGCAAGAATTAGATGCGCGCCGTTATCCTTGGTATACAGATCCAAGTAAGCGGTAGGAGAGATGTGACAAAAGTTAATCTCTGCTGTTTTAGAACGAGGTACGGGCATTATTTACTCCAGGACATACGGCAACCGTTCTCGCCGTCTTCAGACACTTCAATTGTAAAGTCACGTGCTGGCCACATTTCAATACACTTTGCATATAGGTCACGAGCCATCATCTCACAAGACTTGAAGTCAAGTTGCAATGTGCCATCGTTATACCAACGCTCCATTATACGCTTAGCCTGGATAAATTCAACATCTCGGTCATCGTGGAATACTTCCATCTCAACACGGAAGTGAAAGATATGTCGATGTGGGTCAGCCAAGAAACTGACATCAAGCCAGTCTCCAGTCTTTAGCTTTGGATCAGTACCAGCTGCTGGGTAGCGATGGATGCCTTCTTTACGAAAGGTCACCCAAATAAAATCTTTACTCATATATTCTCCTTAATTAACAAGGGCTAGTGTACCAGCTTTACCGGTATGGGTAAACGCTTCTCTCCAGTTGGTCTTAGAGAAGGTAACACAAGCATATTGCGAACGCGCACGAGGCTTGCGCGCGTTGCTAACAGGCTTAACGACGAGCAGCCGATCCACCTTAGGTGATTCGGCATACTTGTCAAACAGTTCAGGGGTTGTAAAGTTCGAACCAAGTTTCTTCAACTCGGTGGTTGTATTATCAACAACAACGTCGTATCCAGATTGGTTATCAATACCAAACACGGAACCACGGTCATAGAAACAAAAGAAGAACTCGCCAGGACCAACTTGAACGTTGCCTGGCTTATAGTTCATCAAAGTGAATTCAGTAATGTGGTACAGTGGATGATTAACAATCCTGGGTTCGATCAAGTCAGCGACATTACTCAGCTTGCCAGTATCGTTAACATCAGTAATCTCATTAACCTCAACCATGTCGAGATACTCAATTACATCTTTTGTATTCAGATCATTCTCGTGTGCAGAGCCACAAAAGATTCCGGTTAGCTCGCGGACAAACCAAACGTAATCTTTTGAGTTTTTAGGATTGGACAATCCTTCACGGGTTTGCAAAAACTCATCAACACGACCATAGATCTCAGAATAATCAACCATGACAAACCTTTCAAAGCGAAGAACAATTATCCGTTACTTCTTCTTTTTCGGCAACAGATGTTTGTAATCCGGATAATAACCAAACGGAGGGTCTGATACCTCTTTAGGAGTATTTTCCGGAGTACTACTTTCTAGCCACATCGAGGAATACTTGAATAGTACTTGTCCTTCAATAATAACACATCGCATGAGGTGGTCCTGGCGGTCATAAATGCCGTCTGGTACTTTCAGCTTATAATGATCCTTAATACTGCGGACTGATGTTAACTCATCACAACGTGCTACGCCATATAACTGCTTTGGATTAGTTACGATTGACATTTGCCATTACTTCCTTACGCAATTCGCTATTGGCCGCACCGAACTGTCCTAGGCAACAGGCAGTAACAGTAGTACTATTAGTGTCCTTAATACCTCGCTGAGAAACACATGTGTGTCCAGCATCGACAACAACCATTACGTCTTGAGAGTCAGTAATGAATGCAATTGCATGAGCAATTTGTTGCGTCAAACGTTCCTGTACCTGAGGACGCTGCGCAAAGTATTGAGTAATACGGTTCAGCTTAGATAGTCCTAGTACTTTCTTTCCAGGAATGTATGCAATGTGAGCCTTTCCGATAATAGGACGAAGATGATGCTCACAATCAGAATACAACGTGATATTCTTTTCAAGCACAAACTCATCACCATGACAGAATTTATTCTCGACAGTCGTACACTTAGGAAAGGTATCGTAGCGAAGACCAGAAAAGATCTCATCGACATACATCTTAGCAACACGGATAGGGGTTTCTTCCAACGAATCGTCGGTCAAATCAAGACCCAATGTCTTCAACATTTCTTCAGTGAGCGAGGCGATCTTGTGGATCTTCTCTTCACGTTCAGCTTTAACCAATTCGGTAATCGGTGTGTTGATACCAAGAGTATCGAGATACTTATTTACGGCACGGCCCAATTCAGGGTTAGATTTACTCATTTTAATTTCCTTCTCAGATTATTGTTTAACGACGGAGGAGAGGCGAGGTCCGTCAGGCCTGGGCCAGGAAAAAACGCATTGCACGTGCAACCCTGGAATACCTTGTTGCTTTTTAAATTTTTCATCACACATCATAATATAAAAGAGGTTGTTAGTCAACAAGTTCACTTACAATCTTGTCGAACATTTTACCGTTCTGTTTACCAAACTTTTTAATGAATGCTTGTTTGATCTCATCGTGAGGTTTCTCTGTATCCATAACCTCACGCGTGATGTATTTCTTCATTGCTGCTTGGTTTGTAGCTTCGGTGACTTGCTTGAATGACTTCATGGTAACTCCATTAGGATTAATTGATATACCTATTTATATCTCAAGCTGGTTTAATGATGTTGAGCATGTCGGTGTATAGCGCAGAGACATCTTCTGTTTCCTGCAACACCTCTGTGAGGTTGTTCTTGTGATAGATACGAGCAATCTTACGTACGTACTTCTTATCCAAGTTTAACGCACCTGCAACATCAGCAATAGCCTCTTTCTGAAAGTCACGTTCGGCATCGACTCGCGTCATGGAGTTGGATAGCTCTTGAACAGCATCATAGAGCTTTTTACGATCAGCTGGGTTACTTAACATCGGTTAGCTCCTTTACAATTTCTTCCGAACGCTTGTCGACGAATTCTTCAACAATACCTAGACCTTCTGCCAAAATTAACAGAATACCTGCCCACCAAAAGTTACCGCCCATCAGGGTAGCGCCGGCGGCAAAACGAATACCGCTTTTAAACATTGACACGTTGAAATGATTCATAATTTACTTTCGTTAATTTTCTTCATGATTTGTAATACCTGCTCTTCAGGTTTGTTCACCATTCTTTCAGTACACACTTTACAATAGTCCTCATATTTAAACAACTCATAGTTCATCATTTTGTCAACATTAGATTGGGTAATGTCAAACTGACGCGAACCATTGATTACCTTCTTACTACAATGTCTGATCTTTTGGATCTCAAAGTCAACAACTGGTACAGAGGGATATGCAGCGCATATTCGTCTCTCTAGCTCAGGCGCTTGTTGTAATACAGCATACGTGGGTGATCGCGAATTGTATTCCTTGAGGATAGTGTTTGCGTGATATACATCAAGCTGGTGTGTCTTGATGTACTCTTGATAACCCGGAGTTTTAATTATCAGGTTATAGTTATTATAGTCGTTTTCTTCAAAAAAGTCAAACTGTCCTAGTTTCTCAATTCGATCGCCATAGAAGTCCAATACCAGATGCTCAACATACAATACCTCGGGATCTTCCAATATAGATGGGTACCTCTTTCTAACAAATGAGTTAGAGAGAACTGTTGGAACAAAATTCTCATACTTCTTTATCTGATCAATTACTTCGGTGAGATTTTTAATCAACCCGGGTTCCCCACCCAAGAGATTAATCCGCATCTTGTGGTCTTTAAACATCTCTAGAGTGTTATTCAAGAAATCCATATCGACATCAAGATTACGCATCTCAAGAGTCCAGGCCGTACAATAGTGACACGACTTATTGCACGACTTGGACAAGTAGAAGTCAATAGGATGATACCCACTCTGGTTAACTTGATCAAGAGATTTCATAGCATTGATTTTATAGTAGTGGCAACTTGATTAACTTCTGAGTCAGTCATCCACGCATGAATAGGCAATGACAATACTGTATCTGCGGCTATCAAAGATGATACACACAAATCGGTTCTATGATCAATTGTGTCAAACATAGGGTGCAGTGACATGGGCCTGTCGTAGTGAACTGATGCATTCAAGGCGCGCCTGATAAAATCTCGTGTAAATTTAGTGCCAAGTCGAATGACATACTTATGATAGTTGTGATTGAGTCCGCTGCTCACATTCTGTACGATAGCTGGTACGGAGGCTAGTTTACTGTCATACATCATTGCTATCTGCTGTCGTCTTAGTTGCCATTGATTAATCCGTTGTAATCTGTAACGAATTACCTCAGCGTTCAGTTGATACATTCTGGAGTTTCGACCTAACATATCAAATGTTGAGTCAGACAATCCGTGGTTAGTCATACTCTTAACTCGAGCTGCTAGATCATCATCATCAGTAACCAAAGCGCCCCCACCACTAATTCCAGCAATTACTTTATTGGAATTAAAACTTATAGCACTGCACTTACCAATGCTTCCAGCTCGTATAGAGTTTAAACTCGATCCCAACGACTGTGCAGCATCTTCGATCAACAGTATACCAGACTCAGTACAAAATTGCTGGACGTCGGTTATGTCAACCATGTTACCAAATAAATGTGTGTACATCAACGCTTTGGTATTAGGTGAAATCATCTTCTTAATGCTGGCCAGGGATATGTGATATGAGTCAAGATCAATATCACAAAACACAGGCCGGGCGCCCGAAAGAGAAATGCTTGTGGCCGAAGCTATGAATGAAAAATTAGTAACCAGTACTTCATCACCCGCTCCAATATTATTTGCAACTAAAGACAAGGTCAAAGCATCAGTAGCGCTGTTACACACAACTGCATGCTTACGACCTACAATCGCTGCTAGTTCTGTCTGAAGGCCAGAAACACTATCCCCACCTTGCTTAGACATTACATCAGCAAAGATGCTGTTGTAGTCGTTAGCATTAAACAGATATTCGCGTTCCCAACCATCATAGGATACCATGATTACTTTCCGATAATATTTTCCCACAGGTAGGCATGCACTCGAGCGGACACTCGATATCCACGTCGCAGAGCCTCATCAGCAATCACATGAGCAGGAATATGACCACCAACCTCACCTTTCTGACCCTCTACAGTACCACCCAAAGGCATAATCCATACAGGATAGGTCACACCCGCTCGACGATATAGCTGAACAACTTCTTCAATCTCATTCCAAGCATCATCAGCTCCATTGCAGACAAATTTAAGCTGTCCTTGATGAGATAGATCATGGTAGTCGGCAACAATCTCAGGTAGGATAGCTTTCTCACGCTTCTCGCCAGCGACCGTCCACAACTTGGGACTAACCGAGAAGAACAACTCAGTTGAAAAGTTGTTAGCCCAGTACGCCACAAACTCATCTGTTAATGGCTGAGTTCCATTCGTCTCAAAGGTAACACTAGGGATTGTCTGTTTATTAGCGTCATAATAATTCAACACTTCGACAACTGCACGCTGAGCGTGCTTCATCATAGGCTCTCCGCCAGTAAAACACATATGAATGTTATCATTAAAATTGCGATTGGGAATAGCATCAAGAATTTTCTCAGCAATTTCACTAGCGGTCTCCTTATGCTGCAAGTGCTTAAACTTAGCAGACCAAGAGTACGAAGAGTCGCATCCTCGCTCAAACACAGGCAGGTCTTCAATCTTCTTGTAGTCTTCTACTTTGATATTTTGATAAGGTAGGACATAGGTATCGGGATTAGTCGGATCCGATTGACCAAATCCATCACACTGTAAATTGCACAAGAAGAACCGAAGCCATGCAGTCGGCTCGCCAGTGTACTTACCTTCACCTTGCATAGAGTAGAAAATCTCACTATACGCATACTGCTTACTCATTTTACATCCTTTTTAACAATCGTCCATGTACCATCTTTGTTGTCGATCCATGTCATCACATCGCCGACTTTCCATCCCGCAGCTTCCATCAATTCATCGGGAAACTCAACAGCTAGGTCACCTTCAAATTCAATGATCGGTACTGTCCATGATGTTTGGATATTTGTTGTGTCGCTCATGCAAACAAGTCCTCATTCCACTCGCGATGGCCTTCACGATAAGCCATATTAGCTTGAGTCTCGCGTACCTCTACTCGGTAGCACCACAGACGCTCAGCCTCTGCAGGTCCCCACATATCAGGAATGTACACTCCGTTGACATAATTGTACAGCTGATCAGACAGACCTTCACAACCCAATTTAGGAAGGATAGTTAGTTTAGCAATACCGCGGCGTTGCATCTCCATGTACAGCTCTAATTCAGGATCGTCTTCAGCAACGAGTAACGTATGGTCAAACTGACTTTCCAATACATTCTTCAATTCTTTTAGACCACCATAGTCGGCAGCCCAGTTACGGACATCTAGGTCATCGGTACCAAAGTAAAACTTCATCGAGAAGCTATAGCCGTGGATTGTGTTACAGTGACTATCAGCCCGCCACTGTCGGTATGCGCATGGGAATGCGTCATGATACTCTTTAGTACTTGTGTACTTGTATACTCTTGGTTCGTTCATATAAGTTCCTCTTTAGAGGGGGGCAGAATGTTTTGAGAGGGTTGATCCCCGGTTAGGCCTCTAGCTAGCATTATATTAGATATCCAACTTAAAGTCAACAATCTTGACACCCAGCGCCCAGTTCTCTGCAGCATCTTCAACATACTGGAGACTGTAATCTGGAAAGCGCTCTTCCCAAATCATCGCATCACCAACATAATAGTTGATCTTGAATCGCTCGTCCCTAGAGTCAAGAACAATCTCACATCGATTGTTGATATCATCATCACTATAGTAAACTGAAATAACTTTATCCATTTGTGTATTCTCCAATCATGGGGAACGCCTGAGTAATGGCTTGCGCGCAAGCCTTAGCAACCTGGATATGTTCCTTTTGAGTGCCATTAGCTGAGCGGAGTTCAATGTAATGGATCCAAGAGCGAATTGTGCCATTGACCTGCAACCTAGACATCATCAAGCCTTCTGGCAATACTGCCCTAGCCTGTTCCTTGGCAATACCATTATCAATAGCCCAACTGTAAGCCTCCTTTGCGGCATCGCGAACTTTGACTTGCTGTGCTTCCCACATCCAGGCAAGACGCCGACCTTCGTCCGTGGTCATATCAACGTCTACACTATTCTGTCTATTTTTCTCGTCCTGAAGGCGTGGTTCGCGAAGTACCATTTCCAAATCTTTAGTTGGATCTGCGTACCTTTGTGAGAACTCTTGAAAGGAGAACGAGCGGTGTCGTAGTAACTGACGGCCGATGTCTCGGGTTGTTTCAACTTCGATACAGGCTGAGACCATTTCAAATGGGGACCAGTGTTTGTGCTTGGCCAGATATCCGAGCAGTTTTTCAGCAGTCGCTGTATTAAACTGGTTGGCTGGATTGCTAACTCTGGCGCAGTATGCAATAAGGTCCTGCGCGTCATATAACCCTTGATCATATAATTCCCTCGTAGGTTTGGAAAAGCTGATTAGTGTTGCTTTCATATCAATCCATCTTAAAGTTTTTAAATTTGTTTGTCGGTGCAGCTGCTGGCATTGTGTCGTTAATCAGATTGCTCTGAGCTTCGTCAACGTCATACAACCGCATTCTAGAACGATCTACACCGACGACAAACCGCTTGAAAGCGCCTGGATCGTTGTATCTATTCTTCAACTGCTTGACCATTATCTGTCCCTGAGCCTCTAGCTCCTCATTGGACACCAGAGCAAACATTAGATCGGCAGTAGCAGGGAGACCAAAACTTTCTGACGTATCCTCAAGTCCAGGATCCGAACTGGAATAACCAGACCGGGTGGTCTGGGTTGCAGACACAATAGGTACGTCGAATTCGACTGCAAGGCCACGAAGCTCTTCAGCAACTGCTTTGATATACGTATACGAATTGATAGACCCTCCCATAGCTTTCATTCTAGACGATGCACAAATATTTAGGTAATCTATAAAGATAATCTCAGGAACAAAATTCTTCTTTAGCTTCAATTCGTTTAGCAAGGCTCGGAAATGACTTGAATTAGCTTGACCAGTAGGATACTCTTTAACAATTAGTTTACCATGAGTCTTGGCTGCAATGTTCTTAACTTTAGTCGTTAACATATCCTTGGACAGCTTATCCAGCTGATCAATGGGTACGTTCAACAGGTTAGCGTCAATCCGCTCGGCAATACGCTCCTCTGCCATCTCCATAGTAATATACAAGACATTGCGGCCTTGGGTCAGAGCATTAGCGCCGACATGACACATAAACAAAGACTTGCCCACGCCAGTACCAGCTAGAGCAATATTCAAAGTCTTGTTGGGTAAACCACCCTTAGTAATTTTATTAAAGTACTCAAGATCAAACGGAATTCGTTCTTCTTGCTCATGATAGAAGTCGTAGCGCTGTTCGACATTCTCAATATAATCGTGGCCAATGTTGGCATCAAACGTAACGGCCAATGCTTTCTGCAAAATATCAGGAAGAGCATTCTTCGTCAGCGTTTGATGTTTCCCATCAATAATAGTGATCGACTCCATAATCGCATTATAGACAGCTCGGTCTTGGCACCACTTTTCAGTAGTATCCAACAACCACTTGTCATCAATAGCTTCTTTACCAAAGATATTAGGAATAATTTCCAATGCATGGCGATAGTGTTCTTCGTTCATATCAGCTTGATCCAGCTCGATCTTAAACGCTTCGAGAGTCGGCAACTTGTTGTACTTTGATACAAACTTACCTACTTCTTTATATAACTGACGATACACACCCTCGAAGTAATCAGGTTTTATAAACGGAAGTACCTTGCGCATAAACGGATCGTTAGTCAGAATATTACGCAATACAGTCTGCTCAATATTAATGTTCATTCGTTATTCTATCTCTTTGTCTGTTTCTCTGGATTGTAGACTGCCATCTGCAATTGACTGCCGAACCAACATGTACAACACATCTCCAGCATATTCTTGCAATGCTGCATTTGTTGTCGACAAATTGATATCAGGAGACTCAATTATACGGAAATTAAATTTAATTTCAACATCTTGTTCTCTATCGCGACCATCCAACTGCACAGATCCATATTGGATAACAGTCTCAGGAAACGGACCAGTTAGGAAGCGAACCTCCCAACTGTCGTTGTCATCCTTAGATGGTACTAGTTGATAGTCTGTATTTTCAACTAGTTGCAACACTTACGATCCTTTCGGGGTCGACGACCGTTTGGTACCCGATCGAGTACTGCTTTTTGAGGAACTCTTTGAAGTCGGTTTGGGCGAAGACTGGCTGCCAGAACGCTTCGGTGAGCGTTTCTTTTTCGCGGTGCTTGCCGCTTTCGATGCCTCCGCTTCCGTCACCGCTGGAGGCGGATGGGGAAACGGCCAGTGACTTGTCCCCGGCGGTTGCGGTGGCGGTGCCTTCAAGTCTTCGGCTGAAGTCCCGTTGGTACCATCCGTTAGACGGTTTAATGACGTATCCTCCTGCGACTGCGACGTCGAGGAGTCCTGAGTATTCTTGTACTCCCCCGTCCCAAGTAACCGAGATAGGAATTCTAGACTTTTCTTTAACATAACGTGATTTCTCCACATTGATTACAAAATGATAACCTTTGATCTCAGTACCAACTTTATCCTGTTGACGACCCAAGATCCAAATGTTGTCAGCAGAGTAGTAGATACCAGTCCCACCGCCAACAATGTCCTTAGGAAAAAGACCAATCTCTTTATAAGTATGGTTAATAGCTAACAGAGGAATATTCTTCATTGTTAGATATGGCGTAACCATACGGAACAAACCCTTCAAGGCCTTTGCACGAGACATATCTGCAACAGATTTCTCGTTCAATGCGTCTTCAACTTCTTTCTTCGAAGCTAAGTTGCCAATTGAATCAATGACGACAATAACCTTATCGTCACGGCCAATTTCCTCAAGCTGAGACATAATATCGAATTTTAGCTCTTCGACATTCGCAACAGGGGTATGTAGGACACGACTCACGTCGATTCCAAATGTTTCGAAGTAAGACTGGGGTGACCCAAACTCCGAATCATAAAATAGCATAATAGCATCCGGATACTTCTTCAAATAGGCGCCAGCCATCAGAAGAGCAAACGAAGATTTAAAATGCTTTGAGGGACCAGCCAAGACAGTCAGTCCAGGTGCCAGTCCTCCGTCTACTGAACCAGACAACGCAACGTTGATCATAGGAACACTAGTGGGGATCATCTCCTTTTCAGAGAAGAACTTAGAATCAGCAAGTATGTCTGTACTAGAGATCTTACTGTTCTTTTTCAACTTATCCATTATACTCATTGTTTATCCTTGTAGATAATGTTTTGCTCAATCTCACGCTCGTCGCGTTCATAGTTCGAGCGATATTGATTGTTAATTGTAATAGCTTTCTCCAGTAGAGTCAACTTATTACTGTACTTGGTAAATGCAGCTGTGTCTTTGGGAAAGCATGCTCCCCCATATCCTTGTTTGCCATCAAACCCAGGTACTCTTGTATGGGAGTGACCCACGCGGGTATCTCTACCTACGGCATTGATAATTGTACTGAAGTTAACCCCAGCGGTAACTGCGGCATCGTAGATCTGATTAAAGAATGTTACCTTAGTAGCGAGGAAGCTGTTAATTGTATACTTAACAAAACTAGCTTCTTCTAGAGTCATCTCTAACACTTCACATGGCGCGCACAAACTATATTGGCTGTACATACTGGCTAACCGCTGAGTGTCGTTGTACGCACCTCCCATGATATGGAACGGAGGATTGATAAACTGCTCGTTAGCAGACTTCTCTGTTAAGAATTCCGGATTGTACACCACCCCACTGACTAGTGCAATTTTGCTAAGAATGTCAGGGGTAACAGTGGACTTGATAGCAATAACATTATCGTGAATCTTACTACCCCGAAGCTTCTTCATTACTCCCAGAAGAATTGTTGCGTCAATTGAACCGCTGTCACCAAAAGGGGTAGGCACACAAACAAATATAAGATCGTATCTTCCGACATGGATATCCTCCAACTTAGGGCTATCAGGGTATTTAGGATCTACAATAGTCTTTTCTACCCTGGGGTGAGTAAACCCATAATCAACTGCTTTACCCACAAAGCCATGCCCAATAATCAACACTTGCAATTTTCTTAACATCATATTAACCGTTCTTATAAACATACTCTAAAGCAGAATCGGCCTCGCGTTCCATAGGCCTATTCTCATACCACTTACCATGATCCATATCAAACTGTCGACACATATCAGCAATCTGCTTCGATGTGATAGGATACTCTCTCTTGATGGCATTACCAGCTAGCGCGACCATTATCTGATACATCTTGCGGTACCACCCCCCATCAGCAATCATCATATACTCAGACGCCTGACGTTTAGGCCAGAACGGACAGTCGTGATACCCTGTCCAGTTTACCGATGTGTTATTTAGCTGGTCTTTACGGTGCTGGATGACTTGGTCTCTCCATGCATCGGGGAGACGATCAAGGAAGTTTGCTGCTGAACTTTTTCGATCGTCAAAGTACCACTTCGCGCATAGAGCATCAGGGTCAATGTGATTAGCACTGTTGCTAAAGATAAAGTTGTTACTGCCAGCATACGTCGCAGGGATATAATACATTCGGCTGAGGTCTTTAGTCTGCTTATCTCCGATTGAGTCCAATTCTGAGTTGAGTGCGAACCAGAAGTGACGAATTCGCTCAGCCTCGACATGTCCCGTAAGAGGGAAGATAAGTCTGAACTTCGGCCGTGCAACAGTGCTGCTTGCAGTACTATAACAAACATAGCTCCAAGCGCCAAATTTATTATAAAGAACATCTTTCAGATCCCCCTCAACAACATAATCGTCGACATCAACAGCAGCCCAGCCTGCCCAAGCAGTAACAGTTTTATTGGACCGATTCGTTCCAGGCTCGAATACAGCCGGTGTAATAAGTTCCGCATCTTGCTTACCTTCCAATTCACGCTCAGAGAGCTTATATAAAAACTTTTCAAATTTATCCCACGAGCCGAAATCCATCCGACGGTGAGTCTTGTTATCGTACACATATCGTTGCTGAGCTTCCCACCAGCGAGGCGACTTGAATACTGTCAATGAATACTTCATGCAAAGAAATCTTCTAGTGTAGATCTAGGTTCAATCTCCCAATCCATTGCTTCTAGCAGAGGCTTGAGAGGCTCGACAAACGTCTTGTCGAACATCTTATTATAGTCGATATACCGGTGAAGGGCAAACTCTGGTGGTAACACGTCATTGTATGCAATCACATTTTCTTTGATAGGATTAGGAGTCTTCAAGTATACAAACTTAATCTTCTCGCCGTCCTTAACCAACTCATACTTCTTCTCGAGTCCAGCTAACTTAACCTGATGGTTATACAACAAAGCACCGCGGACATGGATGGGAGTAGCTTTCACATAGATATCTTTTCGATCAGAGTACTTGGTGAGCTCATGTACACCTCGAGGGAATGAGATTACTTCTGGATCGAGTTGGTTGTACTCGCTACGGAATTCTTTTACAAACTTCTGAACATCATCCTCTGTATCCTCAATAATAACTTTGAAGATCTCCTTAAACTTATCACGGATGATCTGAGGAGTTGAAGAACGAACAGCGTCGACACCCATCATCTTAATCTTGGGCTCAGCGTACTGGACACCTTCTGAGTTATGAACATTCAGGATATATCGCTTCTTAGCAATCCAGATACCTCGATCAGCAATAACCTCTCGCTTCATCTCCATGCGGTTCTCATATGCATTCATCAGATGAGCAAGGTCTGCGTATGAGTCCTCTAGGATCTTCTCAAAGTGTTCACTACAGATCTTATCCAAGAACTTGACCGGATCCTTAGGCTGGAACATCTTGATCAGATCAGTCATGTTTACATACAACGAGTCGGTATCAATTGCAATTACATAGTCGCGTGCAGTCGACTTCAGAATAGAATTCATCTTGCCGTTAATTGCACGCTCAGCCCAACGAATAGACAGTTGACCAGATGTCGTGATAGCCTCAGCAACTCGGTTATCGAAGTAGCGGAAGTATGCGTTACCCAATGCACCGTAAAGCGAGTTCATCAGAATCTTAATGGCCATCTGCTGGTTCTCAAGAGTGTTGATCTCATTCTCTAGCTTCTTACTCTTGCTGATCTCATACTCTTGCTTAGCTTCCAACATGCGCTTCTTAACAGCACGTCGCTCGTCATAGTATTGCTTAATCACATTAGGAATTACCCCTTGCTTGTCTTTACGGAATTGTAGTCCAGTAGCAGATACAGCAAAGTCATCTTCCTGAACATAGTCACGACCAGCCAACAGATTCTCAACATCAATACCGGGGATCTTACCTTCGACGATTGTCTCCGGCGACATATTGTATTGAACAATAATGTTAGGATACAGAGAGTTCAAGTCAAACGAAACCACCCAGTCATGCTTACCGACCATGGGATCTTTTACATAAGCACCTGGGTAAGGTACCTTAGCTTTAGGTCTGCTCCACGGTACAGCCGTCTTCTGTGCGTGCAGAATGCGATATATGATCGAGTCCCAAATAGAAGTGGTACCAAACGTATCTGAGTAGTTAACACCACCACGATACGCCATCGTCATAGCCAGCGAGATTAGACCCATCTTCTCTTCGAAGCGATCCACAAGCTCGACGTCCTTGATGTTATAATCAATAAACTTCTGGTAGTCGTTTTTATACAGACTATGCAATGAGCCATGCTCTTCGTATGATAGCTTACGCTCGCCTAACACAACAGATGCGATATGATCGAGCTTGTAGCTGGATTGCATACCATACGAGTATCCAAACTTCTTGAATAAGTCGTAGTAGTCAAGCTGCTGGATGCCGGCCATCTCATATGCGGTTTGCTCACGTCCAGCGATAACGATCGAACGCTTGTCAACAATACCCCATGGAGAAAATTGCTTTGCGTAATCCTCACCAAACAGATTGATTGTCCGGTTAATCAGATACGGAAAGTCAAACAACCGTACATTCCATCCGGTGACTACATCCGGACAAGTGTACTCATGATTCCAGAAACGAAGAAACTTTTCTAACAAGTCTTGCTCAGTGGTGCACTTAATATACACAACCTGATGAGTGGTCATGTTAGTATTCTCGACATCGTAGTCACCTAGACCCCAAACATAGTATATGTTATCGATGTTGTTCTTTGTTGCAATCGATATGACCGGATGAGCGGCTTGTTCAACAAATGGGAAACCATCATCAGATGCAACCTCAATATCAATGGTGGTCACATTGACTTTGTTGCGCTCGAAGTGAATGTCACTAGGAAACTTCTCAGTTATGAACTGAGTGATGTAGTTATTGGATCCGTAGAAGTTGAAGTTGTCAACCTCGTTGTACTGCTTAATAAAGTCAGCAGCATCGCGCATTGTATCAAAGCGCTTAGGTAACACGTCGCGACCGTATAGAGTCTTCCATCCAGTAGGCTTAGGAGAGTCTACGAATAAGGTAGGAGTGAATTTGACTTTCTTGGCTACTTTCTTGCCATTTTCAAATCCACGATAGAGAATATTATTGCCATAGCGATTTACAGATGTGTAGAAGTTCATAGAGTCTATTATACAACAAGACCAGGTTTATTAAAACCCATAATCATAATTACCAAAGGCCTGATACCTATCTTTGCACCATCTGCATGTCTTACATGGCATTCCCATATGGTTGTCACTAATACATGAGTTGGTTATTAGCGATAGGTCTTCAATACCCAATGCTTTATACTGAGCGGCAATAAAGTCTTTACCTACATCCTTCCACGGAAACCCCTCGCCGTGAGTCTGGAACACTTCTTGTTCAATTGCTCTGGTACGAGCTTCGTGGGATTGGATAGTAACATAGTCACTAAGATTTTGGCCTGATATTAGCCAATCAATAGGCACATCGTCGCATAGCTGAATAATTGCATATAAGCTGGCAATAATCTTACTATCATTACCTCGTTTGTCTCCGTCGTACATTCGTAGAGGATGAATCGTTACATCGGGGAATGATTTGGACACATAGTTAACAACATCTGTTGCGTTGATGCGTGTATCCAGTTTCTTTAGGTTTAAATCGAACAGATGATATGGATGAATCTCTGTACCGTACTGCTTGCGATCGCTAATCTCTTTAGCTAGACAATAAAGTGCCAGAGCCGAGTCTAGGCCGCCAGAAGTAGATACCGCTGCGTGTTGCAGGTCGGTAGGAATGTTCTGAAAATAATCAATGGAGGTTATGCCGTCAGTCAATATCATAATTAAAAAGGGGCGCAGGGCCCCTTTAGTTAGTCTTTTTTGGTTACAAAAGAATACATCTCGGTAGCCTTTTTCATCAACTCTTCTGTTGAATAGGGCTTTAGGGCTTGTTGCACATCTTCGATGTTATTCTTACCTTGATCGAACAGTTGTTGGGTAAATGAGTAGTTCATCTCCCACTGACGATCCATATAGTCTTTAGCCATTTGAAGCATGTCTGCACGAATTTCAAAAGGGTTTTTGTTGCTCATACTGATTTCTCCTGTGTGTGTTTGCGATTGGGATAGTTTAGATTTTCCCACTCTTCGTCTGTTACTGGCCACCATTGGTTCATTTCTTTTTGCCAACGGATAATGCATTATCCCACAAAAACTTATTGACAGCAACGGTGTTCTCAACAAGCATCTTGGCAAATGCAGTTTGTGAGTCAACAAATTTGACTGCTACTTCCTGCAACTCAGGTTGATCTTTGAAGATTTGATCTGCAACAATTTTCTTTGTTGCTTGAAACTGATCGATGTAAAAGTTGGGTGTGAACATATTAGTTCTCCTATGTGTGTGTTGTGTTAAGTGAATGGTGGAGCTTTTGTTTTGTATGAGATGCTCCTCAACTCATATTATTATATATCAATACTTCAATTGGCCGATACCGGCTTTTTGAATTTCTCTCTGTCGTCTCTCCAAGTCAACCAGGTCAACAGAGCGGGCCAAATAGGCTTCGACCTGTCGTTGGCGGGCTTCAATCATGCTGTCAAGCATGCTGAGTGCTGTTTTCTGTAAGAAACTGAAGATTTTTTTGATTAGTGTCATGTGTGTTCTCCACGTGGTGATTAATAGGAATCGTACGCGGACGCTTTTCTTCCGGGATGACTCTTTCGAGATCGATGACAAGCAGTCCGTCCCTTAGATTAGCTCCTTTTACTTCTACATGTTCAGACAGTCGAAAGGAACGTTTGAACGCTCGGCCAGAAATTCCCTTGTGCAAATACTCTTGGGTAGATGAAGCGCGTGGCTTACCAGTGACATATAGAATGCCATCTAGATGTTGGATGTCCAACTCCTCTTCTGCAAAACCCACTACAGCAAGTTCAATTGCGTATTTGTGTTCGGAAAGTTTGACAATGTTATGTGGCGGATAGTTGTCTGTTGAAGCGTTAGACAGTTTGTCCAACTCATCAAAGATGTTATCAAAGCCAATAAACGCGGAACGTGGTAACTTAAAATGTGTCATGATTATGACCTCCTAATAAAAGCAAGGTTGTAGTTATGAGCCCGATAATTCAGCACTCATGGGTATTTATATCCATTTGATGGATATTTCTCAAAATCCTGCTTACTTTATACAGGGACAACTATCGAGTGCCAGTCCAATTGTTCGAATGCATTTTTACCGTTGGCATTACAACGGCCCTAAGGTGGGTTCCTACAGCTTTGTGCCAATGTTGTATTTTGGACAAAGCTCCCAATCATTTTTCTCTTTGTGAGGAATGATCTTGATCTGTCTCAGCGGCGCGCAATCCAGAGATGATGTTTTGGAGAATGTTACGAGACCCCAATCACTCAATAATGTTGCAATTGTGTTACGACGTTGGACATCGTTAACTTCGAGATTGGCTTTCTTACCATCTAGAATAAACAGCTCTTTAAAATGGACAATGAAGTATCGTCCTTGTTTATGTAGGATGTGACACGATTGATACAGCTTGTTCTCTTTACGAGAAGCCACACCAATGCGCGTAAGAGTTTCACGGACCTTTAAAAAATCGTCCGGTTCGTTAAGGGTAATCTCTAGCATGTCGCTAGGACTCCATCGTATGTTGTTATTTTCTTCCACCGCGATTCACCTTTTGTCTTAATGTTGTTATCTGATCGGGTGACAGAAGAGTCAAGGCTTGGCGCGCTTTTTCATTGCTATAGCCATAGTATTGTTTGACAACTTCAATATCACTTTCCAAAGTTGGTTTTATCCATTTCGAGAAGCGCTGACGCTTCCGTACTATATTTAGGAGAAAGTGAAATTGGAGCTTGTTGTCGATGTGATGATAACGATTCATCTCATTAGCAACGGCAACGGTGTCAGGAAAATAAGAAAGACTGCGGTTAACTACAAAGCTAATGTATGCCTTCTCGGTGACATCATCAACCATGATGTCAATCTTTTTAGAATTAATACTGTTTAAATAATCAAATGGACCCATCACCAAAACCCTAACACTCTTCCGTTTCCAACAATGATGAAAAAGCAAGTTACAATATGCACGATCCACCAAAAGGTACGGATCAATGCAATTGTATCGGCTTGAGTATCAGTCTCGCCTACTTTCTCACCCAACGACTTTGCCCAAAGGCGCCACAGCTTAGACAAACTCAACATTAGCCATGATCTCAGTCATACATGCCACAATGTTCAATTCATGATCTGCAACAAAAGCATCCTTATATTGGTAATCAGCAAGAATCAATACAAGCTGAGGAACAGAGGAAGGTTGTACAGTAGTACTCATTTGATCATACACACCGCGGAAGATAGCAACAGCATCAACGTCCATATTGTTAACAACCCATCCCCGCATCTTCTTAAAGTCTTTTGCTTTCAGAGCATCAAACAAACCGGTGAAGTTGCTAGTAGTATCAACAATAGCTTCTGTACTAAGTTGGCCACCAATACTGTAACGCTGGACCTCATTGAGGATACGTCTCCAGTCCGGAGCATGCTTGAGGATCAGATTAGCAATTAGTTGTTCGCTAGCCTCCACTTGTTCTGCTGCAAGGATAGTCTTCAACCGCTTCATGAATTGGCCGGCCATTGCAGCCTTCTCTTTTCCAGTTGCAGTGAAGTCATATACGCCACAACGAGAGTGAAGCGGTTCAATAATACGATTCTTGAAGTTACACGTTAAGATGAAGCGACAGTTGTTACTGAACTCTTCGATGAACCCACGTAGAGCGGGCTGTGTAGAAGTTGGGTTTAGGTAGTCGGCCTCATCGAGGATAACCACCTTGTACCCGCCCTGTAGCGATACAGAAGAGGCAAATTGCTTGATCTTACCTCGAAGGGTATCAATATTACCTTCTTCTGAACCGTTAATCAGGATGTAGTCTAGACCGAGGGTATTACAGAGAGCCTTAGCAACAGTGGTCTTACCGGTACCAGCAGTACCACTAAACAACATATTAGGCATCTCGCCGCCATCGGCCATAGACTGAAACGTAGCCTTTAGTTGAGGAGGAAGAACAGTCTCCTCGATCGTTTTAGGACGATACTTCTCAACCCACAAAAATTCATTAGACATATAGACCTCACATAACAAAGAACAAAATTATAAATCAAAATGGTCTAATGATCAATTACTTTTTGGCTGGCGGGGCGCTTTCTGCTGCTTGTTGTTGAAATGCTTCAGCCAATGAAATAGCTTGAACACATTGGTCGCGCAAGCCACCAATTGTTGAGAGCTCTTCTCCTTTAAAGCCGCCGCGCTGGGTGACTGCATCAACGACGGCAATGGCACTACGTGCAATGCGGTTGGACAAGTCATACATTTGTTTATGTTCCATTATATTCTCCTAGGATTATTCAAAAGTTGAGGACTTTTCAAGAGCTACCCAGTACTTTAAGTCCTTCTCATCATCGGTACTGGTGAATTGCGAAATTAGTTTAGATGAGATATCAACACGATAACTACCAGGGATCATACGCAGGTTATTGATACCTACGATGAAGTTAAAGTCGTTATCACCGTTGAACTCACCAGGAACCTCAATCGAATACTTATTAGAGGTAGTATTGCTTGAATCGACAATGGTTAGCTTAATACATCCATCACCGGGTGTAATAGACAACTCACTGTGACCCAACACTCCAGCGGCTCGCTTCAGACCGCTAAGTGTGCCCTCGTCTAATGTAAAAGTTACATCAGCAGCTGGCATTGTAATCCCTTTCGTGGGGGATGTCAACATGTCCGGATCAGAGTAGAAATATTCAACACCACCGCGGCCCGAGCCATCGGTAATACGAACAAAGCTCTCCTCAAAGCGGAGACTAGGACTATCTACTAGACCCATAGCAGACAAGCACTCTGAGAGATCATAAATGCCGAATTCTTTTTCGAACGTCTCAGTAACAGTAGCTTGGCTTAAAATATTCTTGGCTTCCGACATCGTCATGATTGTGTTACCGGGACGAATCACGATGTTGGAATTAATTGTTGCATAGTTCTTTAGAACTTGCGAGGTAAAAGAGGAGAGTTGCATAATTTATCCTTTAATCTGACTAAAGTTTTTCTCTTTAATAAACTCAATCTTCGAAGCAAACTTGCCATCTAAGATATCGCCTTTATGAGATATCACAAACACGTTGGTGTCATCTCCTAGAGTATAGATGATCTTCATTAAATTGTCAACACCTTCATAGTCCAAGGACGAATCAAATGTTTCGTCTAACACTAGCAGGTTAGTAGACACCGAGTTCTTCATCTTGGCGATCATGCGCCATGTAAACAAAAGCGCCAGGTCAATACGTTGCTTCTCACCTTCAGAGAACGAATCGTAGGTAAAGCTGTCGCGGTGGCGTGAACGAATAGTCTCAGCAAAAGCCTCGTCTAAATTGAATGACACAAAGAAGTCAAGCACTTGCAAATATTGATTGACTAGCTTGTTGATAACTGGAAGGTATTGCTTAACGATCTTGGTCTTGATGCCAGTATCTTTGAGCATCTCACCAATCACACTATTATAAGAGTATTGCTCATTAAGTGTCAGCTTGTCTTCAATTAACGCGTCATTCTTATTAACAAGCTCGGATAGCTCATTACGACCTTGCTCAAGATCCCCAGACCCACTTGACAGCTTATCTAGCTCTTCTACAGTATCACCCACACTTTTCTGTAAACGAGTGATCGTTTGATTATTAGCGTGGATTTGCGATTGCCATTGACGCTCAGTATTCAACTTATCAGTAACTGTTTCGAGGTGACTATTAGTGCTGGTCATTTCAAGATCAAGACGCGTCAATGCACTTTGCAGCTCTCTAGCTTTTGCCTTAGCACCAGCAATTTTGTCTTCTTTAATCTTGTCGGTAATATCTTGCGTACATGTAGGACACACATCATTCTCTTCAAAGAACTTGGCATTCTTCACAACAGACTTCATGTCCTGTTTGAACTGAGTTTCGTATTGAGCAAGCTGCTGTTGCTTTGAGGTTAACGACTTTAGTAGGGGCGTACACTCCTCTTGATATTGTTCGGCTTTAGTAGACAACAGGGTGTTGGCAGTCTGCAGCTCAGCAATCTCCTCGTGGAGATCTTTGATTAGCTTATTCTTACTATCGCGCTGCTCTTCATTAATAGCCTCAATGTCTTTAATATACTTTTTCTGGCTACCAAGTCTGGTTTTGATGATTTCAATTTCATGTTTTACGTCTTTGATCCTCTCACGTAGACCGCTGTTCTTCTCTTTTAGAATCTGATTCATTTTAGAGAACACATTGATATCTAATAGGTCTTCGATCACATCACGGCGAGCAATAGTACTTAGCTGCATGAACGGCACAAATGAGCTCGAACCCAAAACAACAATCTGATGGAAAGACTTGTGGTTTAATTTAATAATATTTTGCTCAAGAACCTTTTGGTATTCTTTAGCATGCGAATCTTGATTGATGAGGTCGCCATTCTTCCAGATCTCAAAACGTGAAGGCTTTATGCCCCGCACAATCTTAAATTGAGATCCAGACACATTGAACTCTACCTCAACAACTGTGTGTTTATTGTTGATTGTATTGACCAACTGAGGCTTGCTAATGTTACGATGAGCCTTGCCAAACAACGCAAACGACAATGCGTCGAGCATGGTAGACTTGCCGGCGCCGTTATGACCCACAACAAGTGTGGTAGGATTGCGTTGGAAGTCAACCTCAGTATACTTGTCTCCAGTACTGAGGAAGTTACGCCATTTTAAAGTTTGAAATTTTATCATTAAGCTACTTCATACGTCTGAGCTTCAATCATTAGATCACTCATCTGTACTTTGATACGTTCTTTATCCAAATCTGTTTCGACCCCATCAACATAACTATTGAGCAGGGTTGTAGTATCTTCCAATGAAATCCCCTCATCGTCAACGCTTTCGCCAACAAATTCAGAAAAATTCTCTGCAATCTTTAGCTCGTGTATCTTACGGTTCTGAATACGATCAATAAAGCGATCAAACACAAACGTATCTGACTTGTTAATTACGACAACCTTGACAAACTTATTTTCACAATCATCTACATTTACAGTAATGTAGTCATGCTTGGTGTCATCATAGTAGATCTTCTTAAACATCGTGTAGGGGTTGCGTACTGCCGTTATTTCCCGCGTTTCAGTGTCGAGTATATGAAAGTACTTGGGATCGTCTGCATCGTTAGCAAAGAACTCCATCTGACTACCAAGATACTGAACGTTGCCCTTCTGGGACTTGGTGTGGAAGTGTCCAGACAGAACCATTTCGAATCGCTGGAGCACAGCTGCATCCATTCCCTCGTGCATCTCGACACCCTTCATCACCTCAAACCCTTTGAGTTCAAAGTGACCCCCAATAACAGGAGCTTCGCAATGCTGCAAGAATTTGAGAGATTCTTCTTCGTTGTCTGGAGCAATCCATGGCACCAGACCCATACTAAGACTGCCATACTGCATAACAGTAGGACGATGAATAATATTGACTTCATTCATATAGTGACCGAGTAACTCTTTCAAGCTGTTCAAGTCATTTGTATTCTTGTAGTATGTGTCGTGATTACCACAGATAATATCCATCGTGATACCATAGTCACGCAACTTAGATAAGAACATCTTGCGGTTGCGATGCAACGCTTTGAAGTTAATAAATTTGCGATTGTCATAGTAATCGCCAAGATGCAGGATATTTGTAATGTTGTGTTCCAACAAATAGGGGAAGAAAACTTCCCCATAAAACTTTTCCTGATAATCTAAGAAGATATCCGAAGAGTTTCGAATACCCGCGTGTGTGTCATTCAGTATGGCAATTAACATCCAAAATGTTCCTCTTAGGCGTCCAGCCCAACTTTAACAAATAATCAACTTCCGCTTCAGTGTGCACTCGTTCACCAACAGCCTTAGCAGTCACATACTCGCCGGTGTAACCCATTATCTTTGCGACTTCTGTGACTGGTACAGCATGACCGGTACCGATATCAACGACACCTTTATCTTGCACATCCAATCGACTATTATACACGGTATCAAAGTTTGTGACAAGCGTTTCGATAGCTGAGCACAAATCGCGGACATGGATGAAGTCTCGTTTATGTTCACTGTTAATATAAGTCACTTCTTTATTCTGAAGTTTGCGGAACAACATATCCGGACGTCCGGGAAACACGGTGTGGAACCGCATACCAATTGCACGATAAGGTCGAGCCTGGCACTCGTTCATCTTCTTGGTACCGGCATACGGGTTAAGCCACCATTCATATGCATTGGATGAAGATGCATACAAAAGTTTGTCTGACATCTGGGAACCATACTGTAGGAAGTTCTCCATACACATGGTGTTGTTATAATAGTAGCGCTCAGGGTTTTCAAATGATTGACGTACGCCTGGGTAAGCTGCTAAGTGGATAATGGCGTCATACTTTTCGCCAATGTATTGTTTCCAGTTGTCTTTTTTGGTGGCATCGCCCTCAAAGGACACTACGTTAAACCCACGGGCCTCAAAATGAACTTTGAGGTTTGATCCCACCATACCCTCTGCGCCGGTAATTAAGATGGCCATTAATTATCTCCCATAAAATCTTGCAAGTCTGAATCAGCGTATACCGATCGTTTGCGCCGCTTCTCCTCATTAACATACTCTTTGAACTCAGCATCCTTATCACGCACACGATCAATTCGCTCCTTCAGAGTTTCTACAAAAGCACGTACGACCTCATCGTTCGCCACAACTTGATTATCATCTCCAAGATAACTCTCAAACCCATTCTGGGTAATGTAACGAATCTTTACATCTTGCTGCTTCTTCTCCTTGGCAATCCTACGCAAAAATGCATACCAAGAGATCTGTGTGAAATACGCAAAAGCATTTGGCAAACCCGTACGCGTTGCTGTTTCGATGTTGTAGTTCTCGATAGCTCTAAGACAGTTCTCAACAGCATCCATTACCATCTCTTCACGATATGTGTAACGAATAAAGTTAGACTTGTGAGACAAACCTTCAGCAATTTTTAAAAAGCATTGAGCAATATAGTTAGGAACCACAGGAACGGCAACCCCATCCTTTTTGGATTGAGAGGCGCGGGTGCAGTACTCAACTACAGCTTCAGAGAACTGTCTATTGTTTACGTAATGAGGTTTTTCTTTTGCATTCATAATATGTCACAAGTTAATAACAAAAGCTATTATATCATAGCTAATACAAAAAAGCAACTGGAAAATATTAGTTGACTTTTTTCGCGAAAGGAATTATACTAATACCAGCGGTTAGGGGGCAGTATATGTCTAATGAATTTTGTGTGCTTCGTCTTCAACGTAAAAGCCATTATTGTTTTGAGGTTCAGCTGAGTCGGTACCGGCCATTAAGTCCATTGCATCTTGATATAGTTTATCTAGCATATCCTTATCGTCCGGCGTAGTATCTTTATATGCATTATCAACAGTAAGAGTGTAGTTATTAAACAATAAACCGGTTGGAATGCATTCGCCCACTATTAGTGCGGAATTTAAATTAAGTACTTTTGAGGGATCATCCATATAGGTCATCCATGGCCGGAAAGTAAAATATCTCATTCCCAGCTCAGCATTCTCAACAGTTACAATAATATATGCATGTCTTGCCAATATTGCATCCGTCTCTTCATTATTCCACAAAAGGACTTCGCAGATGATCTCATCACCATTACTAAGTTTTATTTGACGGATGTCTTTACTCATTGATATCCACCTTTACTATCTTAAATTTAAATTGCTCTTTGTTGTATATCTTTACACGCTCTGCAGAATGCAGTAAGGTAAAATTCTGTCTACCCTTCCAATGCAAGTCATCAGCTACATCAAAAAGTTGTGTAGTAGATCCATCGTCCGACTTTCTCAACCCCCTACCAATACTTTGTAGTACGCGGATTTGAGATTTTGAAGGAGAAGCGAATATAATATTATGCAAGTTCTTTATGTTAATGCCGGTACTAAATGTACCCATCGACGCAACAATAATAGCATTACTCTGCTTCTCGACAATCTTACGTATCGCCTCTCGGTCATCTGCGCCAACTGCACCTGATACAAAAAAGACTTTACGATCTAACTCTGCCTTACTACTTATCAGGTCGTAAAGAACCTTTCCGTGCTTCTCCACCAGCTGAAACAGCACTAGGGTGTTGCCTGTTCGATCTAGTGCTATATTTCTGATCAATTTGTTTCTTGCATCATTCTTTACAATAAAATCAATCTCCTGTTGATACGTCTGCTTGCCAAAATTTTGTCTGACAGATTCGGGATAGTTTAATAATAATACATTGATATCTAAAGGAGCAAGTGTGTCGTTATCCTGCAACTCTTTTGTGCTCGTCACCTTGAATACGGGCCCGAATAATCCTTCTAATACTAGCTTATGGGTTTGTGTACCATCAAGTGTACCAGTGGTACCGAATCGATATTTTGCTTCAGTCGCCTTATTCATAATAGAA